CGCTCTTCCGATCTGCCCCTTGCTTGCAGCCCGGCGGCGTTGCCCATGCCCTCGTTGTAGTTCAGGGCGGCGGACTTGTTCTTGGTCAGCGCGTCAGAGTTGATCTGGTTGGTCTCGGCTACCTGCTGGGTGGCCTGACCCTGATTCTGGGCGGCGAAGTCCATCCCGCCACCATCGGCCTGTAGCCCAGCAGCGGCGTCCTGAATCCCGAGCGCCTGCAACATCGACTGCTGGGAGTTCCGGGCGGCATCGTAGCCCTGCATGATGGCCTGAGACGCCTGCTGGGCGCTCTGGTTGACCGCCTCGTTGCCCTCGTCGTAGATGCCGCCGATCACCGGGGCGTCCGCNGAGATGGCACCNTGAAGCTGGNTGAACATGGCCGCCAGCTTGGCGTCAGACTCGGAGGCGCTGGAACGGAAGCGGGATTCCAGCGCCCCCCAGTCGCTTGCTCCGGGGACCAAGCTCTCGGCGCGGGAGAGGTACTTGGCGAACTGGTCCTCCTCCGACATCTGCTCCTCTGGCCGTCCACCGGGACGGGAGCGGGCAGCCCGAGCGAGCACGCTGGCNCGGCGGGAGCTTTCGTCNGGCACGACCCCNGTGGCGGCNGACGGCTTGACGCCGTAGGCCCGGTCGCCTCGGTTGGTCGGCTTCTGGCTGAGCAGGAAGCCCATCAGGTCGCTGCGCTGGTTCAGCTCGTTGCGGCTGAAGTCGGTCATGAAGTTGCCGATCTCGCCAGCGATCCCGGCGAGGCCCTGTCCACCCTTGTTGTACTGGGTGACGCCGTTGGCGTCCTTCTTCGCCCACGGCAAAGTGACATCGGAGCTGACCCCGATCTTGGGCTTGGTGCCGAAGCTACCCCCGGAGGAGCGCCGATTCTTCTCTGCCACGATGCCCTCCTTAGACCGACAGGTACTTCATGGCGCGGCGGTTCAGCGCGTCAGCGCGGGCCGAGCCCTGAGCCAGCTTGTTCTCTTCCCCGTAGGCCGACCGCTGGGAGGCAATGTCCGACTCGAACCGCTGCTTGCCGGTGTCCATCGAGGTCTTCTGGTCGTTCAGCGAGCGCATCAGGTTGTCGAGCGCCCGGGCGTAGTGCTGGGACTGGAGCATCCCGCGTCCGGAGAAGTCGTTGGTGACGGCATCCCGGCCCCGCCCGACAGAGGTGTTCAGGTCCTTCTCCAGCCAACCGAGCTGGTCGCCTTCCATCAGCGGGTCGGTGTCGCCCCAGCCGAGCGAGCCGAGCGCGGTGGTGTAGTCCACGTTGTAGCTCTGGAGGTTCTTGTCGAAGTCGGCGTTGGTGTTCTCCAGTGCCTTCAGCAGGGCCGCCAGCTGGGCTTGGTAGCCGGAATCGCCAGCCAGCCAGTCCGTCTCTGACGGCATCGCGGGTGCGGCGAAAGCAGCGCCACCTCCACCACCACCGCCGAAGAAGCTACCGCCGCCTCCGCCTCCACCGCCGGGAGCAGGGGGTGCGGCAGGTGGGCGAGGGGGGGACTGGGTAACGCCACGGCGAATGGCCCCCGCCGAGCCCGCGTTGTTGGGGACCTTGTTCGGGACGTTGGCCGCCCGCGTGATGGCCTTGGCCTTGGGGGAGTATCCGGCGAACTTGCCGTTGGCCTGCACACCGCTGTCGAGTGCCATTAGAGTCCTCCTCCTGCCTTGCCAGATGCTCTGCGGATCAGGGCCTCCTTGCGTGCCTTGGCCTTGGCGTCCCGCTGGGTGTAGCCCGCCTTGTCGACGAGCTTGCCGGTGGTCGGCATTGGCCGACCGGCACCGTACTTCTTTTTTCCGGCAGCGTAAGGGTTGAAGCCGCTCTCCGGCCTGTTCTGTCCAAATGCTGCCATGAGCCACATCCTATCCGATTGACACTATGAAGTCAGTGATTTCGCCACGCCGACTAGGTGACCTGCTTGCTGACCTTCTCCTTGGGCTTCACGTAGGTCATCAGGCTGAACACCCGGACTGGGGCCTGTGCCGACGACCCGTTCGTGTCGAACACCAGCCGGTACCTGATCTGCCGGAACCGGAGGCTCTTGCGGAACTTGACGAACTTCCGGCTGTTCGACACTCCGGAGGTGTCCACCACGGTCTCCNCCGACANNCCNNCNGTGGTCGGCTGGCCCCANGTGAAGCCNCCGCGCCGNANCGGNTGCCCCANGTGNTCCCGGANNTGCCGGAGGNTGCCCCCACGTNACGNTGTNGTTGAANGTGATCGGNANNGCNGTNGCGGTGACCTNNCCCCGGAANATGGCNTCNACNCCCCACGAGAACAGNCGCTTGTAGATCGAGCTGGCCTCGTAGTTGAAGTTCTTGGTTTCGAGGGTGCAGGTCATCTGCTCCTCGTCGGTGTCGAACGAGTCGGTCATGGTCAGCGTGGGGGCCGTCCGGGGCGGGGTAAGCACGCTGGTCGAGGCGTTCTCTGCCCCCGTCCAGACCGCGTTGTCGCTCTCGCCGTCGAAGTAGGCACTCGGGGTCACGGTCCCCTCTCGGGTGGTCGAGACGATGGCGGTGATGAGGGCGGAGCCGATTGCGTTGGCCCCGTCGATCCGCTTCACGTAGAGGGTTCCGGCGGCGTAACCGGTCTGGAAGGTTGAGTTAGCTACCCAGTTCCAGCCCACGTTCAGCGGGGTGAAGGAGTCCGCCGTCCCAGCACGGCCCTCGTAGCCAGTGGTCTCTACATAGACCCACGCGCCCACCTTCCGGGGAGTGGCCGAGTCGGCCTGCCCGTCGAGGTTGAAGACCGACACCAAGAACGGGGACGCGGTGCCCGGCACAGACACCAGCCCGGTGGTCAGCGTAGGCAAGGCCGGTGGGGCGTTGCCGGTGGCCCCGTCGAAGGAGGTGCTGGTATCTGAGCTGTTCGGGCTGCCCACCGCCGTGCCGCCTGACACCGCCCGGGGGTTCAGGGCGAGGTTGGTGACCGGCCCGGACAGGGGCACCGTCATCGAGCTGTGGCACAGCGCGGTCTCGTTGTGCGCGGTGTCCGGGGAGACCAGCATCTTCCCCATCGGGCCGAAGCTCTCGGACTGCCACTCGGTCCACGTCCGGGTGCGGAGCCCGAAGACGTAGAGCTTGTCGTAGTAGGCGAAGATGACCCGCTGGTTGAAGATTGACACCGAGAACGGGCGGTAGATGCCGATAGGCACCGAGGTCTCGAACGGCACCTTGATGTTCAGGTGGGTGGAGCGCGAGTTGCTGAATTCGTAGGCTCGGTCGTCGTACATGAAGTAGAGGTAGTTCTCGTAGACCACCATGGCGTCCTTGTGGGCGAGGCCCACCCCGGGCGCGATCAGCGAGACGATGCCGGAGGCCGGGTCGGTGGTGTACTGGAGGCTGTAGATCGAGTGGGTGCGGAGGATCAGCAGGTTGTTGTAATAGACCAGCACCGACACGATGTTCTGGCCGTCTCCGGCCCCAATGTCGATGAAGTCCGGGGCTACCGGCCAGAACGGGGAGGCTCCCAGCGTGGCGGAGTGGTAGAGCCGGGTGCCATCGGCGCTGGCGTCCTTGCCCTTGATGATCCAGAGCCGGAACTTGTGCGCGATCACGACATCGCCCTTGGGCATGTCGGCCACGGCGGTGAAGCCGTCATCGGGGGTCCAGTAACCGCCCGGGTTGGCCGATCCGGGGGCGGCGGTCATCCACGCCTTGTGGTCGAACTGGGCCATCGAGGTGGCCGAGAACGTGTTGGTGATAAGGGTCCACTGGCTACCGTTGAAGTAGTAGGTCGAGGAGAGCCCGTCGCTGGCGAGCAGGAAGCTCACCCCATCGTCGATGTAGTAGCCCAGCATCTCCACGTTGCCCCCGGTGGGCGCGAGCGGGAACCGGGTGCCTACGTCGACGAACGGTGGGCGGGACTTCAGCGACCCGTCGATGTCCAGCTCGAAGTTCATGCACACTGACAGTTCATTGTCAGCGATGGCGGTTCCGTCACTGAAAGTGTTCAGGCCCCCGAGGAAGGGGCCAACCTGAATTGCCTGTCCGGGCATGGCTCCTCCTTAGTCGTCAATGATGGTGATGACCCCGTAGGTCATCGTCTGGGCGGTGCGTTCCTCGTCGATTCGGTTGGCCAGTGATGCCTCGAACTCGGCCCCCTTGGTAGCCATCATCGACTCGTTCTCGTCCATCTCGTATGCCTGCTTCAGCACGAAGGTCACCACGTCTTGGTAGTAGGTGTCCGGCACCGACAAGAGGGAGCTGGGCGAGGTCACCGGGGCGGGCTTCATCGAGTAGCGCAGTGTTAGGCTGCCATTCTCCACCGGGGTCGGCCACAGGGTGATCTCCCCGGCCCACTCGAACCAGAACAGCGGGTTGCCGGTCTCCTCGAAGTTGAGGTCGGTCTGGGAGATCGACTCCTCAGCCTGCGCCACCGACATATTGGGCAACTGCTGGCCGTTGTAGAGCAAGCTCTCGATCTGCTGGATGCCCTCGGTAGGCAGTAGGTAGTTGCGGACCCCGGCGGCGGTGGAGATCACCGACTTAGCCTTCAGAATCTTGTTCTTGGTGACGATCACATCCTGAGCGTCGTTGATCCACGCCATGATGTCGGCGTCCTCCAGCTGCACCCCGGACTCGTCACCGAACTTCCGCTTTACCGCCTTCATCACCTCGGTCACCGTGCGGGTGATCGGGGCGAACCGGCCCCCCGTGGGGGTGAGGCCGTACTGGGAGAACGCGCTGCCGCCGTCAACAATGGTCATGGTCGCCGTCCTATCGTCTAATCGTCGTGGCCACTAGGCCGCTGCTGGTCAGGATGTACGCCTGCTTCTCCTGACCGAGGTGGTCGTAGAGCTTCCCCTGACCGACTGGCTCAGGCTCGGGCTCCGGCTCCGGATCGACCGGGACCAGCCCGTATTCGTCGAGATCGTTCACCGGCTGGAGGACCACCCCCGACATCAGGGTGGCCGGAGCCGCGCCGAGGTCGTTCAGCAGGTTGATGGTGAACTGCTGAGCAGCGAGGGTCGCCTCGGTCTGGGTGCCCCGGTCGTGGTTGTTGTCCAGCGCCCATGACCACTGGCAGGTGCCGAATCCGACCGTCAGGCCACCGCCAGCGTACCGCTGGGCGATGACGCCCCACTCGATGTTGCCGGGGACGTTGTAGAGTTCCCCGTTGGCGTCCGACAGGCCGCCGGGAGCGGCGCGGGTGTAGGCCGCCAGAATCTTCACCGATTCCCCGGGCTGGGTGGGGTGCAGGTGGTCGGCCTCCATGCCGATGATCCGGGTCAGCGTCACCGGCATGTCGACCAGCGGCGAGCCGCCC